TTTTTTTTTAAGAATTATACCTAATTTTATTTTGATTGTTGAGGGAAAAAAATTGTAATGCGGAATATATAATTGCTGTTAAACTGAATAATAAATGTGATTAGTACTTGCTATAGAAACTTTGTTTAGGTAATATGTAACATAACCAAAACAAGGAGGAAAACAATGTTAAATCAAGTAATTTTAGTTGGTAGAGTGAATAGACTTGACAAGTTAGCAGGTATTGTATCAATTGATATCAAAAGACCAAATAAAAAAGACTCGGATTTGATTCCTGTAAAACTAACTGAAGGTATTATGGAAAATGTTATGGAATACTTATCTGAAGGTTCAACGATAGGAGTGAAAGCATCACTACATATCGATGACAGCATACTAAGAATCATAGGAGAAAAAGTAACATTCATAAACGTAAAACAATAAACAAAGATTCAGAAACAAGGCCGTACTGGTAAAAAGGTACGGCTTTTTATTTGTCGATTTTTAGTGTTTATCGGCAAATCGTGTCATACCTTGCCATTTATCTAATGAAGGAGGTTATTCAAATGAATAATGACACAAAAGTAATAGAACTAAGAGAAAAGGGATATGGGTACAAAAGGATAGCAAATGAACTAAATTTAACTAGAGACCAGGTAAGATATATTTGTTTGAAAACAAAGCAGGATTCACTGGATGGAATCTGTAAAAATTGCGATAGGAAAATCAAATCAGTAAGAGGAAAAAAGAAAAAAGTATACTGTTCTGACAAATGTAGATATAAGTGGTGGAATAAACAAAAGAAGTTGAAAAGAAAGAATGAAGAGAACTAATCTAGAAAAATACTTCTTATCGCTCGCCCCAATTAAATTCATGTTAGAACAGGAAATCATAACTAAGTCAGAGTATCAAAAAGCTGAGTCTTTTTTAGCTCAGAAATATTGTATCAATATAGGTAATCTTTATCGCCTTAATTCCTTGACTAAACTCCCTAAAAGAGTGATATATAGTATGTCCGATGAGGAGGTAAATATAGATGGAAAAGACGATAACAAAAATCGACGTATTACCGAACTTGGTAAAACGCACTAGAGTAGCTGCTTATGCAAGAGTATCGAGTAGTAAAGATGCAATGCTTCATTCGTTATCAGCACAAATAAATCACTACAAAAAGTTCATACAAGCTAATTCTGAATGGGATTTCGTAGGAGTTTATGCAGATGAGGCACATACAGGAACTAAAGATACAAGAATTGAGTTCCAACAACTGTTAATGGATAGTAGATGTGGGAAAATTGATATGATTATAACAAAGTCTATATCCAGGTTTGCTAGGAACACTGCAACACTATTAAAAACTGTAAGAGAACTGAAAAAGTTAGAAGTAGATGTGTTCTTTGAAGAACAGAACATTCATTCTATTAGTGGAGAAGGTGAAATGATTCTAACCTTCCTAGCGGTATTTGCACAAGAAGAATCAAGAAGCGTTTCAGAAAATATGAAATGGAGAATTAAAAAGGATTTTGAGCAAGGCATTATGTGGGGAGGTAAATCCTGCTTGGGATACAAGCTTGAAAATAGAAAACTAGTACTTGTTCCAGAAGAGGCAGAAATCGTTAAACATATTTATCATTTATATATTGAAGGTTATGGAGATCAAACAATTTGTAAGATACTTGAGAGAGATGGTATCAAACCCTATATGGGAAAACGTTGGCACACTTCATCCATTTATAATATATTGAATAATTACAATTACACCGGTGATTTGATTCTTCAAAAAACATTTAGAGAAAACTACTTAACTAAAAAGAAAAAAACTAATCATGGTGAATTTGATAAATATTTTATAAAGGAAGCACACGCACCTATCGTTTCTAAAGAAGTGTTCATAAAGGCAATGAAAATTAGAAAGCATAGATTAAGCAGAATTAATACAAATCCAAACAGGAAGCAATATACATTCTCAGGAATGTTAAAGTGTGGAATTTGTGGAAGAGGATATTCCCATAAAAATACATCGTATAAAGAAGTATGGAGATGTTCCTTTGCTGTAAAAAGAGGTGTAAAAGAATGTTCATCAAAACAAGTACCAAACGATAAAGTGATTGAGGCGTCAAAACACATTCTTAATATGGAACACTTCGATGTAGACTACTTTAAATCAAAGGTTAACTGGATAGAAGTTATGCCAGATAAGTTATTAGTCTTTCATATGAAGGAAGAATCAACTAAAGATTATAAATGGACCCAACCATCTAGAAAAGATGTATGGACACACGAAATGAAGGAAAAAGCAAGAATCAAAACATTAAATCGTCTGAAAGGAGTTGATGATAATGTCTAAGGTTACAGTTATACCCTCAACGATGAATCCAATTACACAGATGCCACTAAATGCAACTACTGTTAAGAAGGTAGCTGCTTATGCTAGGGTCTCTACTAATTCAGATGAGCAATATACAAGTTATGAAGCTCAAGTAAACTACTATTCAAAACTCATTCAAGATAGACTTGATTGGGAATATAAGAAAGTATATGCTGATGAAGGCCTATCAGGTACAACAACAAGAAATCGTATTGAATTTAATCGAATGATAAAAGATGCAATGAACGGGGATATAAACCTTATCATTACAAAATCTATATCAAGGTTTGCTCGTAATACACTAGATACAATATCTTATGTTCGGAAATTGAAAGGTATGGGTGTTGAAGTTTTCTTTGAGAAAGAGAACTTATGGACACTAGATCCGAAGAGTGAGTTGATACTTACCATTATGGCTTCAATAGCTCAAGAGGAATCACGCTCTATAAGCCAAAACGTGACTTGGGGGAAGAGAGTAGGGTTCCAGCAAGGAAAAGTATCGTTTCCTTATAAATCGTTCTTAGGCTATAAAAAAGAAGATGACAAGATAGTGATTGATGATGATCAAGCAGTGATTGTTAGAATGATATATAGAATGTTCCTGGTTGAAGGTAAGACTGGAACAGGGATCGCAACTTTTTTAAAATCACAGAATATCAAAACACCAAGTGGAAAGAATTCGAATTGGAGCAAAAATGGTGTAATATCAATACTAACTAATGAGAAATACAAAGGTGATGCATTACTTCAAAAGACCTTTACAGTAGATTACCTTGAACACACCAAGATGAAGAATAATGGTCAAATACCTCAGTATTATGTAGAAAACAATCATCCAGCTATTATTGAAAGAGATACATGGGAAGAAGTACAAGTTGAAGTAGGAAGACGTAAAGAACTAGGAAGACAGTATTCATCTTCTGATATCTTTGCATCAAAATTGATTTGTGAAGATTGTGGAGGATTCTATGGTAAAAAGAAATGGCATTCAACAAGTAAATATTCTAAATTTATTTATCGTTGTAACAACAAATATCATAAATATAAAGAAAGATGCCAAACTCCTAATCTTACTGAAGATGAAGTAAAGAAAAAGTTTATTAAAGCATATAGTATTGTTCAAGATGATAAAGATAGAATCATAGATGATGCAAAAGAAGTAATTGAATTGCTTACAAAAACAGAAGATTATGATAAACGAATCCAAGAACTGAATGGGGAGTTAGTAATAATTGCTGAACTTGTAGAAAAACATGTAAAGGGCAATTCTAAAACTACTTCAAATCCAGATGATTATAGCAGAAAGTATGAAGAATTAACAAAACGTTATGAAGATACTAAATTAACACTTGATGATCTGAATGCTGAAAAGACTAGAAAAGAGGGACAAGCATTTAAAATGAAAGCATTTCTAGTGAACTTAGAGGAAACTGAAGATCAACAAAATTCTTGGAATCCGAGTGTTTGGAGACTACTGGTGGAAAGCGCAACTGTTCATAGAAATTCAAGTATAACATTCAGGTTTAAAGACGGGAATGAAATCATAAGTCAATAAAAAAATAGATTTGAAGTAAAGTCGCTAGTTAAATAGCGGCTTTTTTACTTTTTCTATAATTAAGAAAATATGTTATAATTTTATTTAAGAGGATATCAAGGGGGAATATATCGTGGACAATTATCAAGTTGCTATTAATGGAGTTCGTCTAGCTGCGCAAATTCTAAGTATAGATACTCCTGATGTGCAGTTTTTTTATAATGAAGATTTTACAAGAAAAGGAATCAATTCTATTTTCTTAAAAAATGAATATATTATAGGATTTAACGAAGAGTGGATTGAAGTAGCTAATCCTATGGAAATACAAGTCACTTGTTTTCACGAAAGCAGACACGCATTTCAATGGAAATGTATTAAGGGTGAGTTTATAGGAAAACACAATGTTAGTACAACTGCGATTAAAACTTGGAAGAAGGAAATGAGTAACTATAATCAACCTACAAAAAAAGATATTCCTGAGGAATTTTATTTGAAACAAGAAATCGAAATTGATGCTATAGCATTTGCACACTTTCAGGTAAATAAGTTGTATAACATGAAAAGTATCATTCCAAGAAGAATAAAAAATGAAGTGGAATTTCTATTAAGAAAACATGAAGGAAGGGGTTAGCTTATGATTAGTATAGGTCTTATTGTGTTAATTAGCGTTGATTTAATTTTGCTAACATATGGAAAATATAAATTATATTATGTTTCAATTAAAAAAATGATTAAGACTATGAAGGAAAATAATAATAAGAAAAATAATGCAAATCTTGATAAAGTTGATGTCTCTAATGTTACAGTTGGAGAAGTAGATATAGATCAAGTAAATATAAAAAAGTCCGACTCATTAGTCAGGAAAATACTTGGTTTTATTATTAAAATTATAGTTGTGATCATTGTTGGTATATTACTTTTAGCATTTATCATAATTATGCTAGGTGTAAGTACATCAAGTATTTGGGCTACGATTTTGATAGCAGTTTGGAAGAATTTTATTTCTGCTACGATATTCTTATTTGTAATCAAGCTATTTTACTTCTTGATAGGATTATGTATTCATAAAACTCTTAAAGTTGATAAATCAGTAACAAAAAGGGTCCTAATTATGGATGCCATACAATTTTGTATGTTATCCTTAGTGCTATACTTTGCAGCATTTGGGTTTCCAATACAAATAATTGACATGGTTATAATTCCTTATTGGTCGGATATTACCTTTAATAACTTAGTATCTATAATGTTGCCAATGTTATTCTTTTCAATAATCGTTGTTAATGTATTAGCAGTTGCATTTAGATTAAAGAATATTTTTATCAAAAATAGAGAAAAACACAAACTCATAAGACTACATCAATTACTATTTATTTTTATAGCTTCATGTTATATTGGTATTTTGTATATTACAGACATTAATATTGGTTTTATGAATGAATTTGAAAGAATAATGTATCTGCAAACTTTGGAAGTATTGAAATGGATTATTACTTCCGTATTTATTCCACTATTTCTTTATACAATAAGCAATTATAAAAAATCAAAGACTGTAATTCGATTACCTAGAAGAAGAACCAGTAGTCGTTAATGAATTAGATATCGAGAGATATTGAACTGTGAATTATTATGAGATTTGGAGGGAAACCAATGGTAAAAATAACAGCATATTCAGCAGTAACATATACTATGGATTACACAAAAAATATTCGAGAATTGGATAGCAAAATTCTTGAGGATGAAAAAAGCATTCATAATATTACTGCAGATGATTCAAATCAGAAGGAATATTTAACGAATAAATATATTCACTTAAGCAATAAGCAACTATATTATGCTTTGATATTAAGGCACGAGTTCGCAAAAAATATACTAGGAGACACTTTCTCGAAAACCTATTATGACAACTTATATAAGAAAGGTTGGATCATGTTTAGGCAAGATTTTAGAATCAGAGGATATTCTTCTACAGATACCGAACAACTATATGTGGATTTTTTTCATGAACGCTTTCATACATATTTTCCAGTTTCAATATCCTTTGATTCAAAAATAGCAAATACAGATTATCAGCAATGTAGATTGGCATATTTTAATGAAGCATATTATATTTGTGCTCAAGGATTATTTCCAGTAATTGAATATCTATATAAGATTGTAGGAAAATTTGATGGATCTAAGATCTTTAAAATAAAGGCAAATTTAGATAAGACTAAAAAACAGGTAGAATCGATATCACAACCATTCAAAACAAATATTGATTTTTTTGTTCGGATGATAGATAATGTAAACTTGTTAATAAAGGAGTATATATTCTCCACATCACTTGAGAAAGACGAGGAACAGTTAATTATAAACAGAAATAGAATCAGTCATGGAATTTTCACACGTGAAATTAGCAAGAAAGATTGTCTGCAGTTATTCTGTGTTGTAATGGCTTTAGTTGGCTTAAGCAGCATTATTGAAACGGATAAAAGAAGAAAAATGGTATTGAACGAAATGAGAGAGATAGCCAACAAAATAAAACAACTAGACTCCAAATAATAGAGTTGGGGATTTTAAAATGAATATGAAACTGAATAGTAATTAGGATAATTAGCTCACTTAAGACCAAAGTGGGCTTTTAATTTGGATTGAATGATTGTAATATACATACTGCAGAAAGGAATGATTGTATGAATATAGCAATTTATAGTAGAGTATCTACAGATAAACAGATTAATGATGGATTTGGAATTGATGTTCAGAAAAAAGAACTGATTACAGAAGTAGAGAAACAAGGATATGATTATAAAGAATACACAGATAAGGGAATCTCAGGAACATCAATGAAAAAAAGAAAGGAACTTCAAAGATTGTTGGATGATGTTAGAGGGGGGGCTATTAATGAGGTTTGGGTAACAAAGTTATCTCGACTAGGGAGAAACACAAGAGATGTGCTTAATATTATTTATGAGTTTGAAAAGCATAATGTAGTTTTTAAATCAACTAGAGATGGGATAGATACATCAAATTCTATGGGGAAAGTAATGCTTCAATTTATGAGCATAGTGTCTGAAATGGAGAGAGATATTATAATCGAAACTACCAAAGCAGGGCTGGATTACAGAGCTTCATTAGGGAAAATCTATGGATGCCCTCCAATTTTTGGTTATAATCGCATCGGAAGTGGAAAAAATTCACATATTGTTATTAATGAAGAAGAGGCAAAAATTGTAAAGTTAATTTATAAACAATATTTAAATGGCAATGGATATAAAGCGATATGTAACATAATCAATGGAAAAGGATTGAAAACTAAAGACGGTAACTACTTCGCTATCAACACTGTAAAAACTGTATTAAGCAATCCTCTGTACGTTGGCAAAATAAGATATAACTTACATAAAGATTGGACAACTAAAAGAAGGAAGGGAAAGCAAGCAGAAAAAGACATAATATTTGTTGATGGGATGCATAAGAACATTATTTCAAAGGTAAAATGGAATAGAGTTCAGAAGAAAATGAGAATTAACAGAGCAACCAAATGTATTAAAACATATCATTACCTTCTAACTGGTCTAATGAAATGTCCTAAATGTGGATCAACAATGGTTGGGTCTAAAGGTAGTTATAAGGGGAAATACGGAACTGTACATTATTACTATTATCAGTGTTCTAACTATAAAAATAAAGGAAAAATTGTTTGTCGTGGTAATAGAATTAATGCTACAAAACTTGATAATGAAGTACTTAGTTTTCTTCAAAAACTTCTAATTGACTATAATAGGAAACTAAAGACCGAACTTACAGAATCGATTGTTGATTTATTTGAATCTGGTGATTTGATTGAAATCAAAAAATTATTAAGGGTGATGCTTGCAAATGTTCAATATGACTACTTGAATAAGAAAGCGAGTATTATAACCATGAACTTTGATGAAGATTTATTTGAGTTCCTTAGTATAAAATTCACAAAAAAGAAATATAGGGAAGTTGTAAGAAATATTGATAGAATCATTAGTTTAAACTAATGGAGTGTTGAATAATACTGAAAACTTGTTATAATATAAAAGAATAATATCTACATTAGTCAAGAGGGGGAGATCAAATTGAATATAGCCGATGCAAGTTTAATCTTAAAAAACACAATAAGAACAATACACGAGGATACGAG